TGTCACGAAGAGTTTGGTCAAGGTGAGACCATCTTTGGGCAACATGCAGAACCAGACGAAAATGGTTTCGTATCACATTACGATGTTCAGTTTGAGCATGGTATTGTAGAGAACGTATCTGTAGAAGATATGGAAGTTCTTACTCTTGTTGAGCATGGTGGTCATAAGAAAAAGACCATGTATGCTCATACTGAAGTAGAGGGTGAACTGGTTGATGAAAATGTTCTCAACTATCTTGGAGATAAATTCAAGAAAGGAGGAGACCAGATTAAGGGATTTTTTGCTCCTGGATCTGGATTAAATCCAAATAGATCATTTTCTGGTAGAGGTGCTGGAAGAGCAGCTTTCAGAGATTCTAACATTCCAGCAAATTCTGGTATTAAGCAAAGTGGTGGTGGATTGAATAAAGGAGAGAAACCAGGAACCTCTGTTACAAAACCACAACCACAACCACAACCAAAGCCACAACCAAAACCACAACCACGTCCTCAGTCTCCTTCCAGTAATCTGAAGCCTGGTAATCCAAATGTAGTTGTAAGTCCTAAGTCTGGTGAAGAGACTAAGTTTGAGAGACGCCTTCCTACTATGGCAGAATTGAGAGCAGCACAGGCTGCCCGTAAGGCTGCTGCCGCTGGTGGTGCTTCTAAGAAAGAGGCAGAATATCAAGCAGTCAAGGCAGGTGTTGGCGTTTCCAAGGGAACCGTTAAGGATCCTAAGATTGCCGCTGATGCTAAAAGAAAGGCAGAATTGGAAGCAATTCGTGCTAAAGCAAAAGCAGATACGATGAAGAAGAAGCAATCTTCTGATACTTCTCGTATGGGTGCTCGCAATAGAATGGAAGAGGTTGACGTATTTGATACCATCAAGGAGCATCTAATTAGTGAGCACGAACTTTCTGAAGATGTTGCAATTCAAGTTATGACTCTTCTGGATGAAGAAACCAGAGGAGAGATTATGGAATATACTGCAGCAATTAGGGCAGATGCTGCTCCAAAAGGCACAACTATGAAAATGACTGCTACTGGTAAAGAACCAGCTGGCGATAGACTTTTGAGAGGAATTAGAGACCGTGTAGGAGGTCTTCTTAATAGATTAAATCCTAAAGCACTGAAGTCAACCACTGTTGAACCACGCAAACCGCTTGTATCAACTCAAAAAAATTCTTATGAACTAGAAGGTGAATTAGTTGATGAAGGTTCTTGTGGTTCCAAAAAGAAAAAAAAGTCTAAGAAAGGAGGTTATTGAAAATGAGTAAGTTTGGAGATTTACTGAGAGGTGGTGGAGCACCTGCTCCTAAACCAGAACCAGTAGTAGAGGAAGTTCTCATCACTCCTGAGGAAGAAGTCCTCACAGAGGCAAGTCCTCTGGAAGAGATGAACAAGAAGGAACTTGAAGAGTACGGTAGAACCTTGGGTATTGAACTCGATAGACGCCGTAGCAAAGAGACTCTGATTGAAGAGCTTAGAGAAGCAGAAGGTGAGTGAACCACTTTCCTAACTGTCCACTGGGGGTCTTCGGACCCCCTTTTTTATTGTATAATTACTTCAGTTAAAACAAACAACCCAATGGGACTGTCCAAGACCAGCATCATTGAATCACTCCAATCAACTTACGGTGAATCTGTGACTGCCGCAGACATCCGTGCATGGTGTGCAATGAATGACTGTAACTATCAGACCGTCTCTAACAAACTGTCTGATTATAAGGTGGGTCGTGGTAAGTGGAACCTGACTATTCAAGAAAAACTTGAGCAGAACTATCAGGCACCTGCTGCACTGCCCGCTATTGAACAAAACCTTATTCCTCAGAAAGATGATTCCTTCGTCAAGTTTGGCAATTTTGGTGACGTTAAAAAAATTATTGAGTCCCGTGTCTTCTACCCTTCGTTTATCACGGGTCTCTCGGGCAATGGTAAAACGTTCTCTGTTGAGCAAGCGTGTGCTCAACTCGGACGAGAACTGATCCGTGTAAACATTACTATCGAAACCGATGAAGATGACCTTATTGGCGGTTTTCGCCTTGTTAACGGTGAAACAGTCTGGCACAATGGACCAGTCATTGAAGCACTCCAACGAGGTGCTGTTTTGCTCCTTGACGAGATCGACCTTGCCTCTAATAAAATTCTCTGTCTCCAAAGTATCCTTGAAGGAAATGGAGTATTTCTTAAAAAGATCGGAAAGTTTATTCAACCCACTGCAGGTTTCAACGTCATCGCAACCGCAAACACTAAAGGTAAAGGTTCAGACGACGGACGATTCATTGGAACTAACGTGCTCAACGAAGCCTTCCTTGAGCGATTCCCAGTGACCTTTGAGCAGGAGTATCCTACTGCTGCTACTGAGACCAAGATTCTCAACAAACTCTGTGCAGATGAAAACTTCTGCAAGCGACTTGCTGATTGGGCAGACATCATCCGTAAGACCTTCTACGATGGTGGTATTGAAGAAATCATCAGCACCCGTCGTCTTGTTCATATTATCAAAGCATATAACATCTTTGGTGACAAGGCAAAAGCAATTCAAGTTTGCGTGAATCGTTTCGATGATGAAACTAAGCAGGCATTCCTGGAACTCTACGACAAAGTTGATGCGGATTTCGAGATGCCCGTTGACGGCGAGGAGGTTGCCTGATATAATGACTAATGCTTGGAGTTTCCTTTACGATGCAATGAACGAAGACAAAATTACATTATCTGATGAAGGATGTGTTACATTCAACATTACTGATACAACTCCTTCTTATGATAGTTTCATCTCTGCTCCTGCAGGTGATGATCACATCTCCCTTAACCTTGATATGACTACTAGCAACAATCCTAACAGATTTAAGTACAGTGAAGAACGAATTCTGAAAGAACTGACTGACTATATTTCTGCAACATACAATCAACATTATTCTTCTGGTGATGATGCTGTCCAAACACTTGATTTGATTGAAGCTTGTGGCGATGGTGAATCTTTCTGCCGCAGTAATATCCTCAAGTATGCCTCTCGTTATGATAAGAAAGGCACTGCCCGCCGTGATATCATGAAGATTCTGCATTATGCAGTTCTCCTGATGCACTTCAATGATAAAAACGCTCAACGCGAAACCTACAACCAGTGATGAAATTGAATCCCAATACTATGAAACTGTCCGACAACACTCTCACCGTTCTTAAGAACTTTGCTGGTATCAACAATTCGATTCTGGTGAAAGAGGGTAATCGTCTTCGTACCATTTCTGTTGCTAAGAACATTCTTGCTGAGGCAGATATCAAAGAAGATTTCCCTCGGGACTTTGCTATCTACGATCTCAATCAGTTCCTAAATGGTTTGAGTCTTCACCAGGATCCTGATCTTGACTTCCAACAAGACTCTTACTTGAGCATTAAAGAAGGTAAGCGCCGCGTCAAGTATTTTTATGCTGACCCTGCTGTGATTGTTTCTCCTCCTGAGAAGGAAATCACTCTGCCTACTCAAGATGTTTGCTTCCAACTTGATAGTGCATCTTTGGAAAAACTGATCAAAGCAGCGCAAGTTTATCAACTGCCCGACTTCTCTGCTGTTGGTGAAGCAGGTGTTATCAAACTGGTGGTACACGATAAGAAGAACGATACTTCTAATCAGTATGCTATTGTTGTTGGTGAGACTGACCTTGAGTTTTCTTTCAACTTCAAAGTGGAAAACATCAAGATTATTCCTGGTGCCTACGATGTGGTTGTTTCTTCTAAACTTTTGTCTCAGTTTACGAACACCAAGTACAATCTGACCTATTATATTGCTTTGGAACCCGATTCGACCTTTGGATGAAAACTTTCACATTGATGAGGATTGTGGGCAGCATTGGAGTCATTGTTGCCTACTTTGTAATCCTCCACATTAATGTTTTAGCAGGTGTGATAATTAATTTTATCGCTGACCTGATTTCAATCCCATACTTTGCAAAGACAAAAGCGTGGGATGTTGTTATAATGTTGTCGTTCTTGCTGGCAATCAGCATTAGCAAACTTTTATCATGAGTGATTTTATTTGGGTTGAAAAATACCGACCTAAGACTATTGAAGAGTGTATCCTCCCTGAATCAACTAAGAAGACCTTTACAAGACTTCCTAGATAAAGGAGAGATTCCTAATATGCTTCTTGC